CGATGATATATCAGACAAATTTAATGGTATTAAAGATGTTTTTCCATTGACTTCTCAAGGAAATAATATTTCAGGTATTGTTTCCAGTAATTCTATATCTGCGGGTATTTTATTAATCAATAATATATTCCAAAAACCAAAATACCCTGCTACTGGTATAGCACAAACTTACACTTATGAAGTAATTGAAAGTGCTGGCATATCTAGTGTTCTGTTTAGTGGAAATACTGTTGGTTTAACAACGACTGGATTAATTGGTCCGATGAAATTCGATATTAATACTGCAGGAATTCCTAGAGGTGGCATTATTGTTTCTGTTGGTTCATCTCAAGGATATGGATTTCAACCTTTAGTTGCAGCTGGAGGAACTGCTATTGTTTCTGCTGCAGGTACAATACAATCAATATCAATCGGAAACAGTGGATCTGGTTATAGGTCAGGTATTCAAACATCAATTATAGTTTCTGTTGCTACTTCTACAGGACACATTCCCATTGGCACGGCGGCAGCATTAGATGGACATATTGTTTCCATTGCAGTCACAAATTCAGGTATTGGATATACTATTACAAATCCACCGGAAATTATTATAGACTCTCCATTAAACTATGAAAACATTCCTTTAAAGTATGACTCTTCAGGTGTAGGTGTTGGAACAGAAGCATCTGTGAATATTATAGTTGGTTATGGCAATAGTATACTGGATTTTACTATTGTCAACAGTGGATATGGATATTCAACAGGAGATATTCTCACTGTTCCAATTGGAGGAACAACAGGAATTCCCACAAATACCACATTAAGTTATGATCCATTTAGAATCTTTGTTACTGAAACATTTAATGATAGTTTTAGTGCTTGGTATCCTGGTCAATTTGTTGTATTAGATGATTTTGATAGTGAATTTGATGGATCAAGAAGGACTTTTAAACTAAAAGAAAATGGCGAACTACAAAACTTTATTTCTGCTAGAGGATCTTCATTACAATTAGATCAAAATATATTGATTTTTATCAATGATATTTTACAAGTTCCTGGAGAATCTTACAAATTTGAAGGTGGTTCTCAAGTTGAATTTTTTGAGCCACCTAAACTGGGAGATAATGTAAAGGTTTTATTCTTCAAAGGTTCTGATGCAGATGTTGTTGAAGTAGAGGTTGAACCAACTATAAAGGTTGGGGATAAGTTAACTTTAGTTGATAAATTGAATTCTCCAAGAGATGTTTATTCTCAATCACCAAGAGTTGTTTCCGAAGTTTCTTTTGTAGATTCAGTTTTTACAAATTCGTATTTTGGACCAGGGATAACATCAGAATCAAACATCAATAGAACAGTTGAATGGTGTAAACAAAAAGAAGACTTTTATATTGATGAAAAATTTGTATCTAAGTCCAGAAAAGAATTAAATTGTAATATTTTACCTGTTACTAATTTAATTAGATCTGTTGGTATTGGAAGTACAGTTCTTTTTGTTCAAAATACAAGAACAATATTTAACTATACACCAGAAATTTTACCAGCATCAAAACAAGTCTTAAAAATCATAAATCAAAGTGAAAAACTTGGTGCTATTGCTACTGCAGTAGTTTCTATTGCAGGGACTATATCCGATATTATCATCAATAATGGTGGTATTGGATTCTCAACTACTCCGATAGTATTCATTTCATCACCAAATTCGGGAACAGTTGCAATTGCCACATGCACAATTAGTGGAATAGGAACAATTGATTCTATTGCAATTATTAATCCCGGATCGGGATATACAACTACAAATCCACCAAAGATTTTAATTGAATCGGAACCAATTGAATCTGAGGTAGTTACAAATGCACTTTATGAAGGTGATTTTGGCATAATTACAGGAATTGGCACAACTAGTATTTCTGGAGTTTCTACGGGCATCACTTTTGATTTCTTTATTCCTAAAAATTCACTTTTGAGAGATGTAAATGAAGTTGGATCTGCAGTTACAATGTCAGGAATTCAAACTGGTTATTATTTTGTTATCTCCCAATCTGTCATTGGAAATGGGGTAACATCTTTAAATAATGATCTAACAGTTCTTGGTATTGGATCAACATATATTGACAATGTTTATCAGGCATATAAAGTTGAAAATGTAATTTCAGATGCTCTTGGAGTCGGAAGTACAAATGAAATTTTAAGAGTTACTACAAACGTTACTTCATTAAATAATTTGATTGGAATTGGAAATAGTCAACTATTTGGACAATTTAGTTGGGGTAGAATATATAATATAGATAGAGGACCAAATCCAAATGTTTTTAATGTAGATCTTTCAAACGGAGTATCGGGACTAAGCACTGCACCACTAATTGTAAGATCTACTCCAATGAGATCTTTGTACACGTCATAAATAAATAAATAAAAAACTCTAAATGGCTGCAATAATTACGAATCAATTTAGAATATTGAACTCAGATAATTTATTATCTGGCATTGCTACAAATAATGGAGATAATTATTATGTCTTCTTGGGACTTCCAAATGCAAATGAGGTTGATTCCAATTGGGATACTTCAACACCAAGTCCCATAGATAATTTTAAATATTATAACGAGTGTTGGGACACAATTATTGCTTTGAAGAAATTAAATTCTTCAGATGTTTCCAAAGTTATAAGAAAAATCACTTGGACATCTGGAACTACCTATGATATGTATAGGCATGATTATTCTGCAGACAATCCAGCACAAAATAGTGGGGCTACAAATCTTTATAATTCAAATTATTATGTAATTAATAGTGATTACAGAGTGTATATTTGTATCAATAATGGCGCAGATCCAGAGAATGGGGCAGGAAAACCTTCATTAGATGAACCAACGTTTGTTGATCTAGAACCAAGATCTGCTGGAGTAAGTGGTGACGGTTATTTATGGAAATATCTTTATACTATAAAACCTTCAGATTTAATTAAATTTGAATCGACTCAATATGTGTCAGTTCCAAGTAATTGGAGCACTGATTCAAATGTGGCATCAGTGAGAGATAATACTTCAATAAGTAAACAACTAAAAACTGCCGTTATTGTGAATAGAGGGAGCGGATATACCCCCAATGTTTATAATAATGTTCCAATTAAGGGAAATGGAAAAGGTGCATTGTGTTCTATAGTTGTTGGGGACGATCAAAAAGTATCTTCTATAACTATAACAGATGGAGGATCTGGATATACTTATGCTACTGTTGATCTAGAATCGGTTGGAATTATAAATGATATTTCAGATAAAGATGCAGAATTTGATGTTATCATTCCACCTTTGGGTGGACATGGATATGACATTTATAGAGAATTGGGTGCATCAAAGGTTTTAATTTATTCTAGATTTGAAAATGACAACTTGGACCCAGATTTTATTACAGGAAATCAATTTGCCCGAGTAGGAGTTATAAAAAATCCAACTTTTTATAACTCAGATACAATTTTGTCTAAACAAAAAGCAAGTTCATTATATGCACTTAAGCTTTCTGGATTAACAACGGCAACCTCATTTACATTAGATTCTACAATTACACAAACTATAGGTATTGGGTCAACCTCTGTCGGAAAAGTAGCATCTTGGGATAATGTTACGGGAGTTTTAAAATATTGGCAACAAGATACTCTTTCAATTGCAACACAAAAAGATGTTTATGATAACTATATTACCCCCACATATGGATATGAATTACATCAATTTACAGGAAATCCAGATGCTGGAGGATCTTTAGTTGTAAGTGGGGGATCTAATAATTTGTTAATAGATAGCAACTTTGGGTCTACAGAAAATCCAGGTATTACTACTGTAATAAATAACTCTATATATTATCTGGGACAATCTTTTATCAAAGGAATTTCAAATCCAGAAGTACAAAAATATTCTGGAGATATTGTTTATGTTGATAACAGACCATCTGTTATAAGATCTTCAAATCAAAAAGAAGATATTAAAGTTATATTGCAATTCTAAAAATTATGCCACAGGAAACAAATTTAAATAGATCTCCATATTTTGATGATTTTGATCCAAATAAAGATTTTCATAAAGTTCTTTTCAAACCTGGATACTCGGTTCAGGCAAGAGAATTAACAACTCTACAATCTATTTTACAAAATCAAATTGAAAAATTTGGAACTCACTTTTTTAAAGAAGGTGCAAGAGTAATTCCTGGTGCAATTAGTTATAGTTTAGAGTATAGAAATGTACAGATAGAACCGGAATTTTTAGGACTCCCATTAAGTCTATATCAGGATCAATTAATAGGAAAACAAATAAGAGGATCTTTAAGTGGAGTTACTGCCACTGTAAAAAGAGTAGTAGATAACACTGATACTGGAAATATTATCTTGTTCGTTGACTATAACGAAAGTGGAGATGATTATGTGGAAAATATTTTTAGAAATGGTGAAAATTTAGTTACACTTTCTGACATTAGATTTGGATCGAACTCAATTCCATCAGAACAAGAATTTGGAAAAGCAATTGATTCGGATTCAACTTCATCAGGATCTGCAGTCTTTATATCTGAAGGTGTTTATTTTATTAGAGGTTACTTTGTAAGAGTTGCCTCACAATCAGTTATATTAGACAATTTTAATACAAGACCAACTTATAGGGTTGGACTATTAATATCAGAAGAATTAATAAATTCCGACATAGATGAAAGTTTATACGATAATGCAAGGGGATATTCTAATTATTCTGCTCCTGGAGCTGATAGATTAAAAATTTCTACTACATTAATCAAAAAAGATATAAACGATTTTAATGATCAAAATTTTATAGAACTTTTAAGAATCAATAATGGAGTTATTGAAGAAATAGTAAATAAAACACAATATAACATAATAGCAGAAGAATTAGCAAGAAGAACTTATGATGAATCTGGTGATTATTACATCACTCCATTTGATATTATACCAAGAAATACTTTAAATAATAAAATAGACAATAACGGTCTTTTTGACGAAGGTCAGCTGACTCCATTTGGAAATATACCTTCAGATAATTTAATGACCTATAAAATATCTCCAGGTAAAGCATATATAAGAGGATTTGAGGTTATAAAGGATGGTCAAACTTTTATTGATGTAGATAAACCAAGAACAACTGCTTCAGTATCTGAGGAAGGAATTTCATTTAATTGTGGACCTTCTTTATTTGTAGATAATTCTTACGGACAACCTCCGGTAGGGTTGGCAATTACCGATTATCTGAGTTTAAGAGATTCTAGACTTGGTTCGGATAAAACATCCCCGGCAGGATCTGAAATTGGGATTGCAAAAGCATATGATTATAGTATTGTAGGTTCAACAGGAATAACTACAAGTTATGAATTAAGACTTTTTGATATTCAAACTTTTACAAAAATTGGACTAAGCACAAATATCACTCTTTCCCCATCATCCTTAATTGAAGGTAAAACTAGTGGAGCAAGAGGATATTTAAGATCTTCTGTTTCTGGATCAACCGAATTAGTTCTTCAGGATGTATCTGGAAGATTTGTTAAAGATGAAAATATAGTAGTAAGTGGAATATCAACTTACGGACAAGTTATTAAATCAATTAGAGATTATACTCTCTCAGATATAAATTCAGTATTTGCTTACAGATCAACATCAACTGCAACTGCCGGATTTAACGCTGATCTTAGTTTAACAAATGTTGTTCAACCAACATTGAACATTCCAAATTCATCAATAAGTATATCAACTCCTTCATTCACGATAAGTGCAAAAGATCCAGATACTGGAATTTCAACGGTAACATCAACAACAACGAATTTTATAGGTGTTGCTACTGTAGGAAATATATTAGGGTACGCAAAAGCTGGATTTTCCACAGTAACTTATAATAAAATTATTTCAATTTCTCCCGATGGAAGATCAGTTGATTTAACATCTGTTACTAGTGTTGATGGAATTTGTGACGGTCTTACTGCAGAATCTGAAATTAACACTTCAGAACTTTTTATCAGAGCTCCAAAAATAACTAATGTCTCAGATCCATCTTTAACAACTCCCCTTTCAAAAAGAAATGTATCAACTATAGAAACGGAAAATACTGATATTGCTCTAAAAAGGCAGTATAATATCGCCTCTTTCAGTTCAAATTCAATTTCTGGCCCTACATTAGATACTGATTTTACATATCTTCCTTTCAGCAATCAAAGGTATTCACTTTGCTATAGTGATGGTGTGATAGAAGATTTATCTTCTGATAAATTTTTCTTTACAAATGGATTCAAAAATTTAGAAATAAAAAATCTTTCTGTTGCTAGTGGATCTAATGCAACGTTAATTATAACTGTCAAAAAATCAAAAGTAAAAGAAAAAAATAAAAAATTAAATAAAGTCAATTCTTTAGTAGTTAGTAAATCTTCCAACATTGCGTCAGGAACTGGAAATTTAACATTAAATGATGGATTAACGCATGGTTTAATTTATGGCACAAGAGTTCAAGATAAAGAAATATCTCTTAATGTTGCAGAGGTTAGAAAAATTTTAGCTATATTTGAGTCATCTGACGTTAATGACCCAGTTTTACCAACTATGACTTTTATTTCCCAATCATTGACGGGACCAAATAAAATTGCCACGGATATTTTAATTGGAGATCTTGTAATTGGTTCAGAAAGTAATGCTGTAGGTAGAGTTGTTTCTACAACAATAAATTCTATAGAGTTTGTTTATTTAAATCAGTTAAAATTTACTTCCAGTGAAATTGTATCATTTAAAGATTCTTTAATAACTGGATCAATTAGTTTATTAACTACTGGTGACAATAATATTTCCGAAAAATATCAATTGGATTCCGGATATAGACCAACATATTATGATTTTTCAAGAATAGTAAAAATTGATTCTAATTTCACTCCATCAAAAAGAATAAAAATTATCTTTGAAAATTACTATACAGAATCTTCAGATGTTGGGGATATTTACACTGTAGACAGTTATCCATCTGAAGTTTATTCATCTTTACCTTTTTACGGAAAGACTAGATTTTCCGATTTAATAGATATTAGACCAAGAGTTTCTTCTTATGATACTTCATCTCAATTTTCTCCATTTGATTTTAGATCAAGAAATTTCACAGGTTCTGGGCAATCATCACAATATCAAATTTCACCTCTAGATACATTCTTAGTAAGTTTTTCATATTACCTTCCAAGAATTGATAAAATTTTCTTAAGTAAAGAAGGACAATTCCAACTTCAAAGAGGAATTTCTGCAGAAGATCCGAGTGCTCCCAAAAATGTAGATGGAATGCTAGAAATTGCGACAATTTCTTTGCCTGCTTATCTTTATAATATTTCCGATGCTGGCATTACTTTTGCGAGACACAAAAGATACAGGATGGAAGATATTTCAAGACTTGAGATGAGAATTTCAAATCTCGAATATTACACTCAACTTTCCCTTTTAGAACTTGCCACAGAATCACTATCTATTAAAACGAATGGTGTAGATAGATTTAAATGCGGATTTTTTGTAGATAATTTTAAATCACATTTGGCACATAATGTCACATCTCCTTTATTTAAATCTAGTATTGATAAATCAAAAGGATATTTAAGACCATCACATTATACAACAGCAATAGATCTTATTGGACAATCTCCTTATGTAGGAATAGGGACATTTACTTCAACTATTAAAAATATGGATGGAGTATTTGATCCAACTCTTTATGGTGGACTTGGATTTGGATTTATATATCTTGAATAGTC